CTCTTGAATTTGCACGATATGGCTAAGACTGCGGGTGATATGGACTTAATGGCTGAAACTAAAGACGCTATTTCGGAGTTCAACGACAAGCATCCGAACAGTAAGATCACTGGCGATACGTTGCGTAAATCTGAATCGTCCCGCAAGGCGGCTGAGAAGAACATGATTAACGGTGTCACATTCAACAAGAAGTTGCGTGGCGAGATTGAAGAGAAGTTCTTCGAGGAAGAATGAAAAAAAGCCCCTGACTAAGCAGGGGCTGAATACTTCAAGCAGAAGTAGAGTGCGGGGCGAGTATAACCTCCCTGCGCCATACACGCAACCCATACACGCCATTTTCTATAACTTGTTTGGAAATAACGTCTAAACCCAACCTGGCGCACTCGCTCATAACAAACTTTTGCACCTGCTTCCTCTGTAGGCAGGGTATAAAGAAGGACGTTCCGGGTTGAAACTTAGCCCATTCAATCAGTATCGACAGGCTGAATACCGTTGTCATCTAGCAACACATTCTCGTTAAAGAATTCCAATTTAGTGGTGTCAAAGCACAGGGCGTTCACAGGGGCTTGCATGTTTGCAAGGGTGCCAGCCGTCATGCGTTTCTTCTTGGTGTCAACCAGTGCTTTACTTTTGCGGTAGCCACTCAAGGACTCTTCGTAATTAATAAAGTTCTTGGCGCAGTCGTCTCGATAGGTGCGGTTCACCACATACAGCATCTTGGTATCGGGCTCGTAGCGTGCAGTCAATGCGCCACGTGGCTCCTTAATTGGGCCATGCTCTAGTCCGTTCTTAGCCTTGTCACCATTGATAACAAGAATCTCATGGAAGTGGCGTTGCAAGAAGCCACCCAAGAAGTCATCACCGTCAAACATGTACTCACGATTGCGGATACGAGTCTCATTAATTAAGCCCACTGCATAGTTGAACACAGGCTTAATTGGTATGTCGTGCAGTCCAAGGTGCTTGGCAATAGAGCCACCAGTTATGGCTAGTGACGCCATAAGAGCCCAATAGCGTTCAGCGTTCTTGATGCCAGCGGCTTGCTCAATACGCACCTGCACATCAGCCATCTTAGCCCTGACCATAGGCAATTGACCTACAAGAGCTTGCGAGAACGGCTCCATTGCATGCCCGTAGTTGTTCATCAATTGACCAAAGTGTTGCCGTGCCCAAGTCGCATCATCAAATGGATCGGGCTTGATGTTGATCTCCAGGATCCTCTTTAACTCGCCATCTGGAAAGCCCTTTATAGATAACAATGCGTCAGTCACGTATCGGTTGGATGAAGTAATTAAACCAGTCTGAAACTTAGTGTTGTTTGTGCGTTCTGCGTTCTCATGTTGCTTCAAGCGGTTTTTGCCCCGACCTGAAGTCACATCGTACACTTGGTTTGACATTTGCTCAGGTGGCATGTTAGTGATCTCGTCCATGGTCACTGCCAAGTTCTGCATCACACCAAGGCGGCTCATGCGTGAGTTGTATGTATCCTTGGGAGAGAGCAAGAGTTCCTTGGGTCTGCCGTAGATACTGTTGATAGCTTGCAAGATTGTGGTCTTGCCTGAACCTGACTCACGGCTAACTAAGTTGAGCAAGAAGCCATCTAGTGCTGTGAACTTCATCAGCATCGTGCCAAATCCCATGAAGAAAGCAAAGGCTCTAGCCTCCATGCCGTCACGACCATAGGTGTTAATTGTGTCTTTCCATACTTGAAAGTCACCCTTGACTTGGAACAGCGGAACCAGTGGCAGTGTGGGCGCAGAGGGCGGACTATATACCGTCTCAGTTGCACGTATTTCTCTGTCGCCAATAATGATGGCTGATTCGTCTTCAACCCAACCAAATTGTTTATGCGCTTTTTCCGCTTTTGAATTCATTTGTAATTCCTCAACCCATTTTGTAATGTAGTACATGAGCGCATCTTGTTTTTTACCAAGTGCGGTCACCCCAAATGAAGCTACTGTTGCAATGAACTTGTCCTTAGACAGCACGTTGGGTAGAGTCATAATCCACTCACGCACTCCGTCTCTAGGTAGGTGTAATCGCAGTAGTAGGGTTTCCCCTAAGTCGGGGTCTTGCATCCGCTTGACTACATAAAAGTCATAGGGATACACAATCTCTTCTGTATCGTTGCCGTCTTTGTCTTTAGCACGTTGGTATATACCACCGGTTTTACCCCTGAAGAATGGAAAAGGGTACTTGGGTATTACAAAAGTCTTGGCTTCTTTAGTCTCAGGCTCAAGGTCTGTGACGATGTTGTCTTCCTCAGTGGCTTCAATGATCTCTTTGCCAATCTGAATGGGGGATGTGATTTTTAGCTTGCAGCCCTCACAGCCTTGTGGAAACAACTTTTTAAATGTCTCGCAAGTGTAAGGGCCCCTGGTCTCGTTGGCTTTGCGATCAGTCGCATACTCTGAATAACCGGGGTGCTGATTAGAGATGACATGGATGGCTTTGTCTCTATCCACACATTGCTGGGCAATACTCAGCCCTGCCCGCCACAGGGGTTCATCTATTGTTGCCTGATTGTGATAAATATTCAAGAGTTGATTGCATCCCGTGCCTTCAACGGACTTAATCAAAATGGTTTTAAAGCGGGACTGACTGCTACCCATTAGCGCAAGGGTAAGTGGGTCTAGCTGACGTTTAAAGTCAGCCTTGTCCAGCATCTTTAAAATATCTTCAGACGGTACAAGAAGTTTCTCAACCTCGTCTAGCGTCATTGTGGGCGCTACATGTAGCACTTCAACTGAAATTGGATTGGTTGGGTCTTTCACGTGGAATGTCTCAGGCACTCTGAGCACACGTGCGGCTTCACCAGTTACCGCAGGGTCAACATCAAACTTATGCTCAACGCACAGTTCTTTTAAGCGATCAGCATGGCTCCTCCACTGTTTGCGTGGGATAGCCTTGTCCAGTACCCAATACACGTGGGCACCCAAACCCGACTTCACAATGGTTGGGCGTGGTAGCTTTGTTACCTTGCAAAAACTCTTTAACGCAATCAGCCCTTCACCCAAATCCGCAAAGGGTTTGTTATTGCCACAATCAAGATCAATATAAAACGACTTTAGATAAAGCGCATTATTCGTAGTACGGCCCTCTTTTGGGTCACCATACTTAGCCATAGCAAAGAACGCATTGAATTCTTCTTGAACTAGCACATCTGCTTGTGTGCTTATATCATCTATGCTCTCTACAAACTTCTGCCTAACAACATCTTTTTCGTTAACTGTCTTGATTCCGAATGTGCAGTAGTGCTCGCCTTTTTCTAGTGGTGGTAGCACCAGTGCGAGAAACTCTTTTCTCGAAATCATAGCCGTCCTTGGTATCGTCTTTTAAAAGAGAAAGGCAGGGATGAGACGGAACATCCTTTTCGGGAGCTACCCTAGCCTACTCAAACTATTAAGCTAACTTTGCAATTAGCTTGTGCATTTTGTCTGCGTACTTACCTGAAACAACGGCTTTCCCACGGAACCAAGAATATACAGTAACTCGGCTCACACCGAAGAACTCAGCGACGTCAGTTACGGGTATATCCCTATCTAAGCAGATCATGCCCAATTTGACCCCGAGCAAGGTTTGATTAGCTTCCTTGATCTCTCGGGCAGTAAGCGTAGAATACCCCGCCATTACTCATCGTCCCATGCCTCAAGAATCTTGGACAAGTCTTTCTTAGGAGCTTCTTCCTCTTTCTTGGCAACACGTTTGGTTGGCTCTTCCACTGGCTCAGCTTCAACCTTGGCGGGTTTAGCTTCTGCCTTGGGTGCTTCCAACTTGGCAGGTTTAATACCATCGGCTTCAGCCACAGTCATGGTGATTGCTTTCATTGCAGAGTCAGATTTACCCTGCTCAATAACAATACCGTGGTCAGCGGCATCCAATACCTTGACAGGCTTGAAAGTCAGCTTAGGCGTTGCGCTATCTGTATCGAAGCGCATCTCAGTAACAACCGCAGTAATTGGAATACCTTTACTGCCAATCATCTTTGCGTATGTCTGCAAAGGCCACTTCCCAGGCTCACCTGCACCAAAGATTGATGCGGCAGGCAGGGTCAATTGGAATATATCCCCACGTAAATCATTTGCCAAAGCCACGGCAAGACGTTGGCTAAAACGGCAAGCACGGCTGTCGCCCTGACCTGAACCCTTCACGTTCCTGTCGCAGTCCATGCAACGTTTTGCTTGGGGCATAAGTGCCTTAGCATCGGGGAAGTCACCATCAGCAGACCAACAATCGGGTGCTGTTGGCTCGCCACCTTCACTGTAGTTCTTCAGATAAAAAGTGCGGGACACTTTTGGTGCGGCGGCAACGACCACCACGTTCATCGAACGCTCTTCGTTCTTGGCAATCTCTTTTCCGTTGACCATCATGCGCCATACACCGCCCTTGATGGAAATACGTTTCATGCCACCATTACCAGCACCGCCCATTAGGGCTTTAGTGGTTTCATCAAGTGCTACCTCTTTCAGATAAGAAGGTAGACTACCATCTAACATTGCAAGCTCATTACTCATTTTCTGCTCCTAGCGTTTAACAATTACTATAGTTTGATTAACATCCGCATTTAGCCCCGGAGGATGAAGATCGGGGTTTTCTTCAAGAAACTGCGCCATATTCGTGCTGTTGATACGTTGGTGCATCAACGAAAAGGCATCGTTTTCTTTGAGGAATTTGAAAAAAGAATCCCAGTCGCTTGTCCAGTAATTCTTTGTGATTCTGCGTGATACCGTACCAAATTGCGTACGTATTGTTTGGGCACCTTCGGCCTTGCAAATCTCTAACAGTTGGCTCCCTACCAAGTCCTGTTGCTCCTTGAGTTCAGCAACTTGCTTCTCAAGTTCACGTCGCTTGTCACGAATCTTCACGTAGATTTTTGCTAGCTTCTCTGTATTGACTTCTTCAGTCATTGCACTCTCCTTTTTGTTGTTGGGATATGGAATATAAGGGCTCTACTTTACATTGTCAAGTGTCTTCCACAATATTTTTGTAAAGATCAATTAGGCGTGTATGGATGTCTACTTTTTCCGACAACATTTTGTAAATGCGCTTCTCTACAGGGCTACCTTGCAGATGCACAACAGTGCAAGGATTACGTTGACCCGCACGATGCACACGTGCATTAGCTTGTAGGTATGTCTCTATAGAAGTGATCGGTCCCCACCAGACAACAACGTTGGCAGCGTGTAGAGTTACTCCGTGTGCGGCTGCTTGCGGTTGGATGACAAGCACTTGTGGATTCTTCTCTGTCTGAAACCTTGCAAATATATCTGTGCGTTTGTTGACTGGTACACCGCCATTAATCACTTCGCAGTTGATGCCGTTGGTTTTAAGTTCTTCCGATACGATCTCAATAGCGTGCCTGAATGGGGCAAACACGATGACCTTGTGGCTTGCTTCTTCAATCACTTCAAGCAATGCGCTCATACGGCTTTTTGCGTCAAACGCAACTACTTCACCACTGTCCGAGTACACCGCACCACAAGAAAGTTGTAGAAGCTTGTTCAAGTTCGCCGCCGCGTTAACTGTAGTGATTTCTTCCCCTGCCGCCACAGTCATCATGTTCTTGCGAATGGTCTCGTAGTACTTCATCTGTTGTGATGTCAGAGGTACATCACGAGTCACATAAGTCATGTCAGGCAAGTCAAGGCACTCGTCTTTGGTAAATCGGATCGCTGGCTGAAGCGCATCGTGCAACACCTTTTCCGATGTAGCTTTTGGCATCCATTTAAACTGTGTGATCTTCTGCATCACTTGGTCACGAAACGCACCAAAGAATTTTGGTACGCCTGATGGGTTGATAATCTTTGCTAGTCCATAAGCATCAGTAGGCGACTGAGATGCAGGGGTTCCTGTCATCATCCACACCCACATGTCGGGCTTTAGCACGGAATTCAGGGTCTTCCAACGCTTTGTAGCTACGTTCTTATAAGCATTAGCCTCGTCAATCACAATCAAATCAAAGTTCTTCACCTCGTCTTTAATAATTTCCAACCCGTCAAAGTTGCAAATCACAAAGTCGGCATTGCCCTTGACGGCTTCAATACGTTTCTCTTTGGAGTAGCTGTGTGCAATAGCGCATGACCGATGCATTGCAAATTTAAATAAATCAGATTCCCACGCAGATGACATGATGGACAGTGGACACAGCACCAAGACCCGCTTGATTGCACCAATATTCATCAAGTAGTCAGCCGCCCAAATCACACTAGATGTTTTGCCAGTACCCTGCTCGTTAAAGCAGAACGCACGCCTGTGCATGGTAAGGAATGATGATGTGACCTTTTGATGGTCAAACGGCTTATAGAGTCCTGTCCACTCGTAGTGTGCATTGATGGGTGAAGGCACGTTCTTGATGCGTAAGTTCTTTAGCACCTGAGCTTCTTCTAGCCCCCATTTGACAAGCACTTCATTGTTTCCCAATAGCTGGCTTTTGGGAATAACTGTTGTAATTCGGTTTGGTTCCCGAACTTTTAACAACAACGCTTTGTTGTTAATTATTTGCATCTTGTCGGTAGTATTTTGCGATTGAACTTTGCACAGCCCCACGCTCTGTTTTTGTGGGATTACCACCCATGACTACTAGGTGATTTCTAGTAACCACATCAGCGGCATACAATTCTTCTCTGTCTGTATGCGTGCCCTTCACAACTTTGCACATTAGCAAGTACCGATCTTGTAATTTAAGCAATGCTTCAAACTCTGCTTTTGTCATTTGCACTCTAACTCCAAACGGAATATAGACCGAATGTGTGTTTTTCACATTCAGTCAAAAAGATACTACTTACGGTAGTTACTCGGTTGATTCAGCTTCCTCGAAATCAAAGATCGTCATCAAGGAGAGAAAAAGAAAGCCACCAACTGATGCGGTTAATCTAAGGAGTCCAACATCCTTATACCCTCGTCACTCACACCCTACACGAAGGTTATGCAAAGGCAATCTGCCACTCCATTCTGCATACACTATACAGAATGTCAAGAGCGTTTACGCTCTTTTTTGCTTGTTTCGGATACCAAATTACCCTTAGAGTCACGCAAGAACGAACGGTTTTTTGACTTGGATTCAACACGTAATCCATTTGTATTCAAGCCACCTTTGTCCAAGGCTTTCACATGGGCAACATCTTTGCCATCACCCTTCTTGGCTTTACCCGCTTTGACCTCCACGGTTCGTGCGGCATTACGCATTGCACGCTTTTTGATTTGATCAGGTTTACCCTGATACTCGTCGTATTCTTGGCGGTAGTTACGATTAGCTTTAGTCATCTATATGCTCCTTTACCATTGTGGGTACAGTCCTTAACGGCGCACCAGCTCTTGCAACTGAAATTGGGGCGGGGGTTCCACACATCCAACTCGATGGATTTCTCTAGCCTTGCAGTGTCGTCAAGCCAACGCATCCAGTAGATGCCTTGTTGGTCTGCCTCAAAGTCTGCTTTTACGAAGTCATTGGCAACCACAAAAAGCAATCCCGCCTTGACCTTTTTCACTTCGGGAAAGTGCTTAAAGATTGCCAATGATAGTACTTCTAGCTGTTTTGTGTCTGCATACTTGGAAGACTTGCCAGTCTTATAATCAACCAAATAAGCCTTGTCATCTTGCAAAGTAATCAGGTCGGCAATGCCACGCCACCAAACATCTTCATCAAAAAACCCACAAGGACGTAGATCCCGGGTGAGTCCCAACTTGTATTCACAAAGATGTTTACCGTTGCGCTTACGGAGTAGCTCAAGAGGCTCACGTATAAAGGCATGTTTTTCGGGAATTGGGGTTCCGTCCTTGATAAAGTCCTCGGCAGACTTATGCACCTCGAGTCCGTAGTTCAAGTGTTCAGTAGGCGGCTCAACCACATCCTTTTTAACCCGCAGTCGATAATACTTCTGTGGGCATTGCTTGAACAAGTCAAGTGAAGAGTACGACCAAGTGTACTTAGTCTTTTTGTCTACGCTCATATTTTCTCTTTGGTGTGATTGCGGCAATGCCGTCATCGGGGTTCCGATTGCGCTCATCCATAAGATTATCTGCCGTCTTGTAGGCAAGGGACGGAATTTCTGCAAGGCTGTAATCTCCATTAATTATAAGTCCGCACATGGCAAGCATAGCCGCCATGTCTCGTAAATTTTCTTCATGTTCGTTCATTCTGTTCCTTTAGCAGTTCGTCGTAATACTTCCTGGGTAATGGTGCTTTCTTTTCAAGAAACCCACGCAACCATTCTGCTCCACCAAGCTGATTAAAAATAATCCACTGCCTGTCAGACATTCGTATATTTCTAAAGTTTAGGGGCTCAGGCGGTTTAGGTCTTGGCATTTTTTTCCTTGAGCTTGGCTTCAGTTTTACGCACAACTTTCATGTAGTTACTAAGACCCATTTGGACAATCTCCTCATCCGTCAGCCCAACCCAAGGTCTTAAAGTCTTTTGCACTTCAGACTCAGCCGCCATGCCATCTTCGTATCCTTTGGCATACACCTCGTTGTCAGCATCAATCAGTTGCTTGATAAGGTTCAGGCTCTCTTCACAGACTTTGGTCAAGCTCTCTACAGCAATAGCACGTTTGATAATCATAATGGTGTGTCCTCGTGGTTATCAGGGTTAAATTTAGGGACTCGGTTGCCGTTGTCCTTGGGGTTTGGGAATGGGGGGAAAGGCCAAGTCATTTGTTTCTCCTTGGTTAAGCAAAAGCACGATCACGTAACCACTTAACGGCAATCCATTTAACCCCTGATTTGACAGGAGTACCTCCATGCAAAGTGAGTTCGCTACTCTCGGCTTTTGGGTATCTGAATAACACAGCATTACTCATTACTGCTTGGACATTTATCTTGGCGTCCGGAAATGTGGTTTCTCCACCATCTTCAGGTGTATTCAAATAAATTAAAAACGTAGCGACACGCTGACCATTGGTTTTATTTTTTTCCTCAAAATAGTCATGGTGTGGTTTGTATTCCTCACCCACTGCATACCTAGAAATTTGCAGGGGTTCGCCATACTCTACGGGTATACCAGTCAATATACTGATGTGCTCATCAATACGACCAATCAACGGCAAACTACCACGGCTTAAAAACGTACCTAAGTTTGTACGAGCTTCGTGATAAGTACACTCATCCCCATCCCCAAGAACTTTTGATTTCTCCAATGACTTAGATGCTTCGTCAATAAGCTCTTGACATTCTTTTGGTGATAAAAAGTTTGTGAATAACGTTAAGTTTGGGACTTGTACAGTAAGTGCTACTTGAGGTTTTACAGAAACAGGAGGGAGCATATTTGCATTTGCACCCACGGCTTTAACATACATAGCACATTCTTTAAAGGCTTCAAGTTTGCCTTCCGTCCAAATTATGTGCCGAGAAAGTACAGTGGACAGGTCTATGTTTTGCATGGTAGGTGTTTGGCTTATTTTGGGTTTTGGCATCATCTTAGTCTTCTCCGCTGTTACAAAATCGTCAAGCACTTTGGCGGATTTTCTAAACTCTACGCTTATTTTTTCTTTCTCTTCATCCGAAGCAATGTCTGATTTTCCTGTTTCAAGTTGTCTACAAAACATAGGGTACGGCAACCATATTTTGTTCCTGTGCTTCATAGCAAGATGGTTGTCACAAGAGGTGTCCCATTCTGTTTGATTCGCAAAATCAATCATCGTCTGAGCAGAACGTTTTGTATGGACAACGAATTGGGTACACACACTCCAATCACATTCAATAATGAATGGGTCATAGCAAACAATCCTAGTAGGTCTAACATACGCCCCACCACCAGAGAAAAAATCCCACTCATCCATGTGCTCGGACAAATACTTCTTATACTTTTCCCACTTGGCTTCAAACACTTCTTGTGAGAGTAGCAGTTCGCAATCATCTTCTAGTACTGTGTACATTCCAAGGTTGTTCTTATCTTCCTCAATAAGTTTTGTCAGCAAAGCCCCATGAGATTTCAAACAACCTACCCACCCACCTGTTGGATGCGTCAAAGCATCAAATCGTTTTAATGGGAAAGCCGAAAAAGTTTCAGCTATGTGCCTCCATCGGTCTTGCCTGTGGGCAAGGTTAATAACATTAAAATTCATTTGCTTCCCCAATATTTGAAAGTTGTTCTAATACATCTTTTACTTCATCACCACCCATAAGTAACGCGCACAGTTCATTCATCACAGTCTTTTGATACACCATGTAGTCGTACTCAGTGTCTTCACGTTTTAAGATTGCTTCAATCTTTCCGTGGTTTATTTCACACCTTTTAAAGTACGCCTCCTTTTGGTCTCTAATTTTTCTACTCAAGTCGCTAGTACGCATGCCCGATAGAGCCGCAATACTTTTAAGCGGCATCCCATCAATCCAAAGTTTAAGCAAGCCTTCTCGAAACTTATATTCTTTATCACATATCAACCAATTTTGTACTGCTTGTTCAACCCCATCGCATCGGACATTCCAATCAAAGTTCCGATCAAATGGTCTATCTTCACGCAAATCAACAGTCACCATAACTCCGCCCGACCCCTGATTCGCAGTTAAGCGGTAGCGTCTGACACCATCTTGGTCTCCATCGCATACATTGTTCGACATAATCTTGAGCCTCCTTTGCTTCATCTTCTTTAGCAATACAAGCGACAGCATCATGCACAGTCAGCACAACCTTGTAACGCTTGGCAATCTTCAACATCTGTTCAGCAATAACACATCGAGCAACAGCTTGACAGATGTTCTCAACGACCTTGCCACCATAAATCTTAACGACACCCTTGCGGGTTTTGTATTGGTATTGAGCTTTACCTTCAGAGTCAAATACCTTAGTCAGCCCTTCGTACTTTTGCCATAGTCCGCTTGGGAGGAGGAATCCACCTTGGGAGGCATCGAATACGACCGCATCAACTTCTCCAAAACTTGCTCCTTGGTTGTTAACGAGGGCTTCAACGCACCCTTGTGCTTGTCGCCATAACGCAGGGACTTTTGAATAGCGACTGCGGTAGACCGAAATAATCCTCGCACACTCGTCCGCTGACATTTCAACACCAAATGTTTTGAGTTGAGTTTGGAACTTCGCACCACCCATGCCATACCCTGCTCCGAGAATCGTAGTCTTACCGACAAATCTTTCTTCCTTCGTAATCTCTGATTCATCCTTGCCGTAAATAGCTGACGCCATGATCTTGTAAACATCTTCGCCCTTATCAAATGCTTCTACCAAATCGTTCTGCCCTGCCAACCATGCAACAGTTCTCGCCTCAATCTGTGATGAGTCTGAGTCAATAATCACATAGCCTTCGGGTGCTTCAATCGACAACTTCAACTTGTTTGCGTTCTGCCCACGGCTTGGTAGGTTTTGCAAGTTAATCTTGTCGTCACCTCCCCATCTGCCTGTATGGGCGGCATAGTATTTAATCGGTACTGGGAGTGACCCACGCAGTGCAATGTCAATAAATCTTTGTGTGCGTGTCTCTTCTAGGGTTGTCTTGTTACCTAGTCGTGCGCTTACTAGTGCTTGCACCCTCATGTCTGTATGTTCTAACAATGCCTTGAACTCCTCGTCAGTCTTAGCAAATGCCCAAGCTTGTTTGCCTGTTCGTGCGCTAATCTTAGTAGGCGGTTCGACCCCCAACAACATTAACAACTCAGCAAACTTGTCGTTACTCATCAAAGAATCTTTATCAGCTTGCGCTACTGCAAGTAGTTTGGCTTTGCGTTCTTTGACTGTCTCAAGATGAGACTCAAGCATCGGTAGGTTAAGCCTGAGCGTTGGTTCAACAAACATACGCAGAGTAGTATCAATAACCTTTAACTCCTTCACGGGGAACTTGTCCATGAAGATATTAAATAGTGTCTTGCATAGACCCACATCATTACGGCAGTAGCTTCCATACTGCTCAAGTGCCTCGGGTGTGAAGTCTTTTCTGCGTTTGCCATAAGCATCATCAACCTCAGTACCCTTGACACCGATCTTGTAGCGTTCAGCCAGTGCTTTTAAACTACCACCCGCCTCAACTCCATGCAGTGCTCTCGCCATACATAGCGTATCTAGGTAACCCTTGGGCTTTATCTTAAATATCCAGTTAAGGATTGCCCCATCGAATTGGGTGTTGTGGGCCAGAGCGAATGAATTACTCCAGTCAAACTTGTTTAGGAATGTCTTTATGTCAC